CAGACGGTTCGCCATCCGAGCAGGTGTCCCCCAAGTATTCCTCCACCAGCACCCGCGAAAAGAGCCAACTCATTTAAATTCTCCTTCATGATGCTATGTGTGGGTAGTTAACAAAAAACATAGGATCTGAGCCTTGCTCTGCAACAAACTGCCCAGCATCTCTATGTCGCCATAAGCTGATAATGGGTTCGCCATCAGCGCTGCCCTCATAGTTCCTTTGCTTCTTGCAAATCAAGTAGCAGTCAGGCTCTGTCTGGCGGTTGCTCATAGATCCCTTAGCCCTGAAGTCGTCTTCTTTAGGTTTGTTGCGCCACACCATAAATAGGTTGTCCACTTGGTCGGTGATAGACCCACTACCCTTAGTGTCGTGCTTGTCGGGCATACTGGATTCTTTGTCGGGCTTTTTCAAGTGGTGGACAAGGTGGATGTGGATGTCGCAATCCTTTGCTAAGGCGCATAGTTTATCCACAAATTCTTTCTGCCCGTTGTAGTCATCTTCAGCTTTTACGCACTTCATGAGTGAGTCAATAAACACATGAGTTATTTTAAGCTCTTGAGCACAATATTTCACCATACCCAATACAACTTCTGGTCTAGCGGTTCCTGTTTGGTCGTAGAGCCACATGCTGCCCTTAGTCCAATGCGAAAAGTCATCATAAAGCCCTTCAAGCGTATTTATACCATCTTCTGTTTGATAGGCGGGTGAGCTTGGATTGGTGCCAGCAAACATCCTGACGAGCCGAGTAATCGTAACTACAGGCTTCATCTCAAATGATGCAATGCAGATCTTCTCACCCTGCCCCACTAGGGACAGAGCAATTTGGCTAGTCAGGTCAGTCTTGCCGTGGCCGTTCTGTCCAGCCCATACGGTAATCTCGCCTTTTCGGAAATCAAAACTTTCATTGGTCTTAGTCCAAGGTAAGTAAGTCCTAACTTCTGATAGCTTCTGCCTGAGTCTAGTCTTGGCATCACTCACAAACTCTTCTGCTGGCTTGACCTTGGTTTGAACCTCTGTCTCTTCAAGATAAGCCTCAAAATCTATGTTGTCTTCAAAGTATTCCATGTGTCTCCGTCCAGCCTGTTTGTTTCCAATGTACTAATTTGGGGTCTATAACAGAAGCGCCCACTAACTTAGCTTTGTTGTCTATCGCTTTTTGGTATAAAGCTTTGACCCGCTTTTCATCCGTTCCCGCAATGCTGACGGTCAGGCCAATCAAAAAACGTAGGTCTAGGCTGGATATGGTGTCGTTGTGTACACAAACATCAGCCCAGTCTTCAGCAAATTCGCATGGGAAATCGTTCAGAAAAACAATCTCGGGTATGGTGCGGCGCTTACGCATGGCAATGATTTTTTCGTGGCCTCTCATATCGCCCCCGCAATAATGCCTGATGATGTCTTTTGGTAGGGTGATTTTTCGGCGGCGTACTTGTTAGCCTTCCGCATCCAGTTGCGCCAGGTTCCCAACCAATCAGACCGCGCAGCAGAAAATTCGTAGTCGCGGAACACCTCTGTTTGCTCAGCAGCATTAACCAACGGGCATTCGGCTCTAGCCCAGCTCATCATGTCATCTGTAACGGTAAAGTCTTTGGGGCATTTTTTAGAACCTCTTTTCTCTATAGATGGTTCTTGGTTAGTGGTTATTGGTTTATGGTTAGGTGGCGGTTCGTTCACGTCTTTTGACGATTCGTTCACGTTTCGTTTACCCTTTGTGCCATTTACCTTACGCTTCGCTTCACGTTCGTCAGCAATTCGTTTGTTGGTATCGGCCTTAGCGTGGTAGTGAAGCAGCTCTTCAAGAATTCTGTCTTGAACATATTGCCCGTCTTTATCAAGCGTAAAGAACCTACTAAGCACGAATTTGACGGCCTCCACCTCGGCCTCAGTAGATGCCCAAGTCCATTCAATTGCTTGATCTAGCGTGGGGAAAACTTCACGGTCATAGCACGAATCAATAAGAAGCGTGTACGCTCCGTGCTGGAGCATGGTGAGCCGTCCCGCCTTCTTGGCGTAATCGCCAATGTTCCTTTTATAGTAATGCATAAAAACCCCAAAAAAAAGGGCTACACCTGCTGTCTCACCTTTCGGTGTTGGCGGACTGGTGCAGTACCAGCAGACAGCATGTGTAACCCTACTGCAAAACGCCGCCAAGCGTCATGTGGGTCATCTTATCACAAAAATAAATCAGGCCGCAAGTCAGCTTTTGTGACCAGCCCTTGGGTAGCCTCTTCTATTGCCAGAGCAAGCTTTGGGGACACCTTGCGCTTGCCGTTAATGACCAAGCTTAACCATGTCAAAGAGATGCCTAAGTAAGCTGCCATCTCACTCTTTGCGCCTCGTGGCTCTTCTGAAAAATACTCATTTAGTGTCATAGTTGCCCCTTTCAGCCCATCAGTATACACAAACTTTTTGTTAAAAACTACAAAAAAGTTGCTTGCACTCTTTTAATTTGCTGTTATAGTTGGCGCACGCCGATACGGTGGTTTTAGGAGTGACGTGATGGACAAAGACGTGCGTAAGGTAATCCCTTACACAACCCCAAAGGGCATCCAAATTGGATCCCGCTACAGCCCCCCGCAGCACCGCATAACGCCTGAAGAGGAAACTGTTCAGATGGCTATGTTGGGTGTTAGAAGACCCATGAACCCTTTAGCGCAAGTCGTCTTACAGATGGTAGGCATCTGTTTTGGTGCGTTCTTGCTTATCCAACTCATTAAATGGTTAGGAATTTAAATGGACATCAAACCAATGACTGATGAAAAGATTGCCGAACTTGCCCAAGAGCTGGCTCATGGTGAAAAGTTTGCTGATGACGAGATTGAGGGGTTGATCCACTTCATACGCCTCTATGAAGACGCGCAGGGGATCGTATGACCCAAGAATACTATGAATGGCTGCAAGATCCTGTAGCCCAGCAAGAGTACCGCAAGTTTTTGCTTGAAGATGAAATGAAAAGGAGCCGACTGCCAGACCCATTTACAACCGATCCACAGGATTTCTTAACAACCTTACAAAGGACTAAATATGATCATTGAAAACAAACCTAAATCTTCTTTTACACCAGTACCCGCAGGGATGCACCTTGCACGATGCTACCGAATCATTGATTTGGGCACACAAAAAAGCGAATTTGATGGCAACGTCAAGTTTTTGCACAAGCTTAAGATTTGTTGGGAAGTCTTCGGTGAAGACGAAAACGGCAACCCCCTCTGTACAGCCTCTGGTGAGCCTTTAGTCATCACCAAGGACTACACCCTATCTTGGGCTGATAAAGCCACCCTGAGGGGCGATTTGCAGTCTTGGAGGGGCAAACCCTTTACTGTAGAAGAGCAGCGCAGATTTGATCTGAAGTCCATCTTGGATAAGTGGTGCATGTTGAACATTACCCACAAGCCCAAAAAGTCAGGTGATGGCGTATATGCCAACATTGTGGCAATTACCCCCGTGCCGAATGCTTTGAAGTCTGCGGGTCTTCCTGATGGGCATAACAAGGTTGAAATCTTCCAAATCAGCAGCCCTGATATGGCTATGTTTGACACCTTCTCAGACTTCCTTAAGAAGCAAATCTCCGAGTCCCCTGAGTGGAAAGCCCAGCAGAAGAAAACTGGTAGCGGCTTTGACGACATGGAAAGCGACTTGGAAGATGAAGAAATTCCATTTTGAGGTGAGCCATGATTGTTACTAGAGCAGAAGAATCTGGGCACTGGTATACCGTTGAGGGAGCACCAGCCTATTACGTTACAGCAAAGAGTGGGGAGCAACGCTCTACAACGCTGCGTGACGCAAAGAAGCTGAACTTGCTACCCTCGGTCACCACCATCATCAAATGCGCCGCCAGCCCTGGTCTAGAGGCTTGGAAGCTCAATCAAATGCTGTTGGCGGCTCTTACCCTGCCACGCATTGAAAATGAGCCTGAAGAGAGCTTTGTTCAAAGGATTGTCAAAGACTCTAAAGAGCACGCCAAAAAGGCAGCAGAGCGCGGCACTGAAGTCCATGCGGCCATTGAGACCTTTTACGATGGAATCATGCTGGCTAACATGGCCGAGTATCAAGTCGGGGTTGGGCAGAGCATTGAAGAGGCTTTTGGCAGATTGGAATTTAAGTCTGAAAAGTCTTTTGCCAGCAAGCACGGCTTTGGCGGGAAGGTTGATCTCCATGCTGATAACGTGGTGATTGATCTGAAGACCAAAGAGTTTACAGACCCCAAAGATGTGCAAGCCTATCCAGATAACGCTATGCAATTAGCTGCTTATCGTGTAGGATTGGGCATGCCAAATGCGGTATGCGCCAATGTTTTTATTTCTGTGACAGAACCTGGTCTTGTTGTAATTAAAAAATGGTCTGAGGAAGATATTCAGAAACATTGGCTCATGTTTTTTTCTTTACTAAATTTTTGGAAATTGAAAAATAATTATGAACCACCAACATCAATATCAGTTGTTAATTCAGAAGGCATTATTGAGACCTCGTGAAAATAATGTCTATTATGAAAAACATCACATTGTTCCAAAGTCAAAAGGAGGAACAAATCAATCTAGTAATTTGATTTGGTTAACTGGAAGAGAACATTTTGTTGCCCACATGCTTCTTGCCCACATCTATGGCGGCGGCATGTGGCAAGCAGCAAAAATGATGAAACAGTCAAACAAAAATCAAATAAGAGTCTACAACAGTAGGCTTTATGAAATTGCAAAAAGAGAGTGGACAAATTATTTAAAAGGAAAACCTAGGCCCAAAAATGTTGTTGAAGCACTTGATAAAGCTAGAACTGGAAGAAAAGCATCTGAAGAAACTAAAGCAAAAATGAGCGCAGTAAGAAAAGGACGACCTCGTTTTGGAGATCCGTCAAAGTGGAAACATTCTGATGAAGCAAAAGAAAAGATGCGTTTGGCTCATATTGCGCTTAATACGGGAAGTCGCCTTCCTGTTATGTATGGGGATGAAAATCCAATGCGCCGTCCAGAAAATAGGGAAAAAATAAGTGTGGCAAAAAAAGCATATTGGGAAAAAATTCGCGCTAAAAATCAACTTGGAAGGGAAGTGTTATGAAGTTTAAGCTTGAAGTTTCTGCGGAAGACTTGACCAAAATTATCTTGGCGCTGCAAGAATTGTCATACAAAGATTCTTGTGACTTGATAGATGACCTTGGCGCTCAAGGGCTGGCCCAGTCGGAAGAGTACAAAAACTTCCACAGAGACGTGGAACTCTTTATAGAGAACTGGGGCAAAGTGTCAGAAGAAGACCTTGAATTTGATTTTATTGAAGAAATCAAGAAGCCCTCTAAGCCGTCTAAAGGGAAAAGGAGCACCCGATGAAAAACCCTTGGCTAACGGAAGAGGACATCAAACAGATCTTTTTTCAGACTCACAATGAGAACTCAGAGGGTTACTTTGTGGGTGAGTTGGACATCATGGAATTTGCCGACAAGGTGGTTCTTGTTGCATCTCACCACATTGCAGCAACCGAAAGGGCTATGTGTGTACGCTTTGTCAACACCCTGAACACTAACGTGGGACGGGCGTTAGAAGAGTACAGAGGAAATCTGTAAAAAAAAGCCCCCAGAGATGGGGGCTAAATCCTTGAAGTGGCAACTGCAAGGTTTGTGTAATTGTAACCTTTACTGATCCAAAATGTTTTGTTCTTCTGGTTTTGCAGAATAAACTCCCGCTCCGCGAGCTGCGGCCTGAGATGCTAATGGAGCCATTTGTTTCATAAGCTTTGGTCGATCAGTTGCCATCTTGGTCAACAGTCCCATAGCTGGTTTGTTGTAGAGCATACCGCTCAATGCAAGCGGAACTAATGGAACAGCAGCGCCAGCAGCCAACCCACCAGTAACACCAGCAGCGCCAGAGGCACCGCCAAGCAAGCTTGCCGCCATCAACCTATCTGCCGTGCCACTATTAGGCGCGGCTGGCCCCAAAACTCTCATAGAGGCATCAGAAATCTTTTGCAACTCAGGTTTGCCTTTTGCCTGTCCCCTGAATTGAGTTGGGCTAAACACACCCTCTTCTGCACCAACCATTTCAGATGATTTCTTTACGGGCAGCAAGTTTTTAAAAGCTTGATGGGTATCGGTTAGAAGCTTACCTATTTGTGGGTTTTGTTTTGTAAGCTCTTTTCTAAGAATGTCTTGAACTTTAGAGTAGGCTTGAGCAACTTCATTTTGGCCCATAGAATAATTTCTGCTGGATTGCTCACCAAGATACCTTTCTAGTGTTCTAAATTGTCCACCGCTTAAAACCGTATTGTTTTCGAGATGCTGGATAACATTTTCCACAATGTCTTTTTCAAAAGATCTGCTTTGTGATGGAACCATATCATTGGTGGTTTTTAGAATGCTATCCCACAAAGTCTCTACTGTTCCTTTTGAGTTTGCGGTTGAAGATCTGTTAACAAATTTCGCATTTTGCAAAATTTCATCATATCTGCTGCTAATTTCGTTTTCCAAAAATTCAACCATTGGACGGCCAGCAGGAACATCCTTGGGAACTGTTTCGCCTAAAGGTTTTAAAACTCTATTGCCCAGCGCTCGATTAAAGTCTTCTGCACTTGTTTTGATGCCTTGGGCAACCATTTGTCCAGCAATAGGCACGCTAGTAAGCTTTGCTTCTAGCCCTTGTGCAAGCCTACCGAGCACGGGAATTTCGCTTGCAAGTTGACCAGGCGTAAAGTATTTCATGCCCATGTCTTTAAGCATTTGCATTTTTTCTGATACTTGAGGACTCATAGCCACTTGAGTTGCTTTGCCAAGGGCCGCACCAGCTCCAGCCCCAAACCCAACTTGACCAGCTTTTTCTTCAAGAAACTTTGCGTAGTCTTCTTGATCAGAGGTAGGGGTCAATGCAGCACTAGCCGCACCTTGGCCAGCCATTCTTGCGGTAACAGACTTACCAACTTTTGGAATTGCGCTAATTCCTTTTTCAGCAACCTTACCAAGCTTCAAAGAAAGTGGGCTGGCCATCTCTCCCACAAACTCACCAACAGAAGATGGGGTTCCACCAATGTCTTTAAGCGTTTTGGATAGCTTTTCTACCTCTCTTGCTGGCTTGTTAATTCCTAAAAATTGGGCGGCTCCAGCAATTGGCTTCAAAGCCCCCAAGGCAGCAGAAGCAATAGGAGCGCCAAAAGCAGCCATCTCTGGGCTATAAACACCACCCATAGGATCAACATAGGTCTCACCTGAAGCTATGCGTTTAGCAAGATCATTCTCAGAGACTTCTACTTTCTTGGGTTCTGCTTTAGGTTCGGCAGTTTTTTGAGCCATGTATTGAGTGCGAGCAACCTCTAAAAGTTGCGCCTCACTAGCGCCCTCAGGCCCCTGAATTCTCAGTATATTTCCATCGGGGGCTTGTATTCTGTAGATTACATCAGCCATTATGGTTTCTCCACGCCAAGAATTTTAAATCCGCCAGTTGATGGTTGAGAGGGCTTTTGTGGGGCTGTTTTAGGCAACTCTTGAGGGGCACTTGAAATCTTGGGTAAAGTTTTAGTGGAATCCCAATGGTTTTGATATTGTTCAGCTCTATCAGACAAACGCTTAAATCCATCTTCAATTTCTATAACAATCTCTCTTCTTTGTTTATTGGTAAGAGTTGAGTCAGTCAATCTGCCAATAGATTTTTCAAGGTTTTGAGCATCAAGATTGGATGAAGAGCCTGGCAATCTTGGAATCATTGGTATCAATGCTTTGCTCAATGAATCAAGATTTCTCATGGCTGTATTTTCATCTGTTCCCAACAATCTGCCAACAGAAGAGGCATATACACCAGAAAGCACCCCACTAGGAGCTTTTTCAATTTGGTTTTTAAGTTGGCCAACTTGAGCCAATGCAGTACTTGCTTTAATACCCTCATTGATAATTGGAACTATAACCTTGTTATATTCAATTTTTTGTTGGTCTGTTAGCTTTGATTCTTGTTCTTTCTTTTCTTTTTCTAGCTTTTCTCTAACCATCATTTGGTTAAAGCCCATTTGATCTTGGCGAAGACCCAACATAATGCCTTGCATTGCTTGATTGAATTGCATTGCCTGTTGGCGATCCATGTGACTAGTCATCATGGTCAACATTTGATTTGCAAGAGTGTTGGCTTTATCCTCATCCATTGAGCCTTTTGCAAATTGCTTTGCAAGATTCTGTGCTTGCAACTTAATAGCCGGATCAGTTGCCATCAAAGCAATAGCATCAAAAGGTGTGGCTTCTGTGGTGCCGCCACCTAACAAGCCAGCTTTACGCAGCTTGGGAACCATTTCAGCATACTTTGCAACAGCCTCAACTGGATTGTCAGAAATTTTTGCCAAATCAAATACAGCATTTGGATTAAATTCGTATGTTGTCTTTTTAACACCATCTGTCTCAACAGTTTTGGGAACAAACATTTGTTCACCAAGTTGACGCAGTTTGGTTTGTTTTTCACTAGAAATAATTTGCTGTATGTACTGTGGGTCTCCAGTAACTCTAGCCAATTCTTTTGCTTTTTCTGTATCAAGCACAAAACCTTCAGGGGTCTCTTTATAAAGTTGACCCATCAAGTTTTGCTTCTGTCTTTTTTCTTGGATACCCATGTTCTCTTTGGCAAGTTGAAAACGCATCATTGCATTCTCTTGCTCACGGCGAGACTCTTGATCTTGTTGAGTGCGAACAGATTTAGCCGTTTGTCCAATACTTTCGCCAAAAGAACCAGTAGCTGTGGGCGTTAACATTCCCTCTGCAATAGCAAGCAAAGTAGGGTTGTATCCTCTGTTTTGGCGCGACTCCAGCTTATTCATGAGCTGTTGCATAGCCATAGCATATGCATCATCAGCGGGAGTTTCTGTTGATGCTATTGGCTTAAGGGCTGACTGTAGTGGGTTTGTTGCCATAGTATTTATCCGTTATATTGTTTTTATATTAAATTGCCATTTTCGTCAACTGCGCCAACACCTTCTAATGAATTTCCATTAGCGCCGTCAACGGTTCCACCAAATTCCCCAAAACCACTATTACCAAATGATGGAATTTTGTTCCATAAGCTTTGCAACCAATTGTCAGTAGCTTTTATTACAGGTTTTCCTGTTACTGGATCAATAGTAGTTGAGGTGGATTGGCCCAAGCCGCTTCCAACCAATGAACCCAAGCCAGTAACTTGAGATAGTGGGGATAAACCATAAGCGCCAGCCAATGGGCCTTTGTAAGTCTCTGTTGTAGATGATGGGATGTTATAGCCCTTCATCAGACTAGCCACGTTAGTAGCTTGTGTCAGAGGGGCATTGATCTTGGCTTGCTCATAGGCTTGTTGTTCTGCGCCGCCCTTAGTCATAGCACCAGCACCAGTCAGTCCCAATGTCTGCTCTTGGCCAGCAAGGCTGCCTTGTAGTTGTGCTGCCTGATTCTGCATTTGCCCTTCATTAAGAGCGGCTTGCAGAGCTTGGGCATAGCCTTGTTGCAAAGCACCAGTCTGAGCGCCTAGCAGGTTAGATTGAAGATCAGAGGCGGTCTGTCCTAATGCGTTTGCATAGCGCTGGCTACCCAATCCCCCACTACCCACAAATCCAGCCTTCAATTGAGGCATCAGGTTACGTTGGATGTTCTGCTGTTGCAGACGCTCCATCTCGTTCACCACGCCCGAGGTGTAAGGATTCATTAAGGATTGAATCTTTTCGGGAGTTAGACCTTGAGCAACACCTGAAACGGTTTGTTGCGCGGCAGCAAGGCCAGGCTGATACGCCGTAGCGGCTCCTGGTATTGCGGCATAGCCCTGCTGTTGCAAAGCCGTCATGGGGGCTACAAGCTGGTCTGTGGGGCGATTAAGCGCAGTAGTACCCGCGCCAGCTAATCCACTCAGGTAATCGGTGTAATATTGGGGGGCAGCAGTACCAGTTGTTCTAGTTGTATTAACGTCTGGTGCAACCGTACCTTGAAAAATGTCAGCCATGTTAGCTCCTTGACTTTTTGCTCAAATAATCTAGTGGTGATTTTAACGCAGGGGGCGGTAAATCTTTGGGGCCTGTTGACCTAGCCCTAGCGCGAATTGCGTGCATCATTTCATATAATTTTTGTGAGCCAGCTTTTGTAGAACCATTGCCTAAAGCTGCAACTACGTCCGCAGGCAGCACAAATTCCGAATCGGCGAGCATTGCGGGAATATCATCACTTTGACCGTCACCAGGCCCCGCAACATGCGCCCCTTGCCTGAAGTCACCACGCAACTTGCCGCCATGACTCATCATGGGGACAGATAAACCACCCTCTGCGTACTTCTGAACCGATCCACCAGAAGCCATTAAAGGGGTAACCATACCGCCTTCTTTTGCTGTGAATTGTGATCCAAATCCAAATATGTCGTCAATAGACTGATTTGATCCGTAGTTATAATAATTTGGCATAGCATTTTCTCGTGTGGCTTGCTGTACTGGTTGTTGTGCAGGAGGTGCTTGCACATCTTTAGCAACCATTTGTTGGTATGTAGAAAGCGGGTTTACAAATCCTGTTGTTCCTGCTTTTGATGTCAAGTATTGAGCGTTAAGTGGAGATAAGGTAGTCCCACCACTAGATGTTGTTTGTTGTATCGTAGGTTGAGATGAGGTGGTTTGTCCAAGACTATTTGCATAATTTACAGCAGAAGATAATGGAATACCTTTCTTTACCAAATCATTAGCTATTTGTTTTTTAATGTTGTTAAGTTTTTGATAAATTTGATCTGTTTGATCTGTGCTTATTGGTGGTTGTGCTCCCTCTGCATCAATACCTGTTGGGGTATCTGCTGGGGGTAGATTTTCAGGAGGCGTCCACTCCGGCTCTGCTGGAGGTGGCTCTGGTAAGTCTGTTGTGGGGGCTGTGTTAGTAGCTTCTTCGGGAAGCGTATAAATACCACTATTTGATTGAACAAAAGGCCCCGTATTTGGTGGCTCAATTGGCGCGTTAACTGGCGCAGTTGTTGGCGCAGAAGGCGCGGTTTCAATTGGAGTCTCAATAGATCCAGTAACAGAAGGTGCAGCAACGGCGGGTAAAGCTTCAGCCCCAACCGCAGCAGATCCCGCAACGCCACCCAATTCCGCTTCTGCGGCAACTTGACTAGCTAAAACCAACTGCTCAGCCTCTGACAACCCAGTGGCAGCTTCTGCCGCAGCAGCCTCAGATCCCATTGCGGCAATAAGTTCGGGAGCAACAAATGCGGAAGCAACAAGTGCGACAGTTTGTAAAGGATTTTTTACTGCTGTATCAATAATATTAGATGCTGCATCTACAGTTGTTCCAATAGGGTTGTTAAAAAACTCTTGAACCCCCGGTGGCCCTTGCGGTTTAATGCGCCTATCCCCATAGTGCTTAAAAGCATCTATAGGTAAATCTGGAAAATCAAAACGGTGGTATCTCATACTTCAGCCATCCAGTTATAACCCTCAAGATCGGGTTCTTGTATATCTGCGCCCAATTTACTCAACAATTGCAATATTTCTTGATTGTCAGCTTTGCCGTAAACTCTTGCTATTCCTATGCGTTTTAAAGCATTCCAAAACTTAGGCACGGCTTTGGCAATAGCGATAGGAGAGTCTTGAGTAAAGATATGAAGCTCTGCATTTTTGTCAGAAAGCATTCGTACAAACAAAACACTATTGCCAACGTTTAGTATTTGACCTGTTTTATTTTGTACAAATTGAGCTATTACGCTTAACACTTTTTGTGGGTCAACATTGTGTCTTTGGCAATCTGCCGTAATAATTTCTGATGGTGTCATATCAATACCTTTAAGTCGCAGGATTTACAGCATTTACCAAAGCCTCGGCCCATACTTGCCAATCGCTATAGTTGTCTGTTGAGGGGATAGCCTCATTTGTAAATACATCAATTGCCTTGATGCCATTGCCCCAAACCTTCCAATCCGTTTGGGCATTAGGAATTTCTAGCTGCTGTGGAGCATACAACTCACACATCAGACTGGCCCAAGAGTCAAACGTATGAAACCTTGGGTCGTATACAAGTGCTGGGCCTCTAATATCCACGCGTATCTCCAAAATCTGCATTTAGCAGCACTCGTCCTAATTGGTAATCACCACCAGCTTCATTGGAAACAAACTTGAGTCTAAGCTCTCGCCTTTGCTCTTTCATGTCAATTTTATTGGTGGTGGAGTCAAACACAAAGGGAGTAGATTGAGCATCATCAGATTGTGCATAAGGACGGCCTGTGATGTAAAGCGTCATATTGCCCTCTAGCACCAAATCAGGCTCTACCCTCTCTAGCCTTATCCACTTGTTTAAACCCGTCATAGCGGGTTCTGAGGGGCCTCCTGATACCCATCCTAAGTCATTGGTCTCAAAGTAGCTCTCAATGGCGTTTACGTTCTGCCCGTTAACAGCATCTACCCCAATCTCGTGTTGGAGGATTTCAATTCTGTTTTCAGGAGTTGAAAACGTAAGCGGGACAGTAGCAGTAGCCGTTGCGGCAACAGACATCTGAATGCCTTGTTGATACAAAGTTGCCACGGGCACAGAAAATCCAGCACCAATCCCACCGAGCTGGGTGTTGGAGGCGCTTAAAGTATTGCCTACTTGGTATCCTGCACCCCTAGATGTTAATGTGACGGCGGTTACACTACCGCCAGAAACGGTTACGGTGGCCTTGGCTCCGCTTCCACTTCCGCCCGTAAGGGTGACGTTGGTGTAAGTTCCGTTTATGTATGCAGAACCGCCTGTAATGGATCCTAGGGTCTTAATGTTGCTGGTGGTGATGGCGGTTACGTAAGCGCCAACTGGAACCCCAGAGCCCGAAATCACCAAGCCCAACACCACTTGGGTGTTGTACGTGTCTAAGTACAAGAATTGGCTTGCATTTACTGTGTTAAATGAGCTGGTAAAAACCGCTTCTGCGGGTGAGGTTTCCCAGTTAGCCTGTACAGGATAGTGAAAAACTTGCGAGAAGTAACCAGCAGACCTTCTTGCTCCCAAGGCTTGCCCAGCGTCGTACCAAGTATTTTCTCTAGTGTTGTATACAATAGCGTCGGTGCATTCAGTAGCGTCCCCACGGGGGTAGAACCACCAAATCTCACCAAAGCGAGGCACTTTGCTGACCCATACTTTTTGTCTTTGGCTATAGTTTAGATTGTCAAAGAAGTAGTTCTGGTTCATGTTGTTGGGGATTTCCTTCACAACACCGTTGTACATCAAGAAACGATCAACACCACACCAGTAATAAACCCCATCGTACTCAATTGCGGACTGGCTCGACAGAATAGAGGACTGCGAGCTAATGATGTCATAGCGCCAATACTGAGGCGGGGTTCCCGCTCCGCCGATGTATGACACTCGGATTAGGCTGTCAAGGCTCCAAAACAACCCAGAAGGCGCGTTTGAGCCACCCCTGACGGGTAACCCCTGCACAATCTTTCCAGTGGCCACGTTGACCGCATTAGCGTCAGCAGAAATCCAGTCTTGGGCATTGCCAGCAGAACAGTTCTGAATCAGTCCATTGTTCCCATAAACAAAGACGTAAGGATGAAGGGAGACCACTCCACCAGATACGCTAATCCCGTTGTTAAAAGTTGCAACAACCGCACCAGCAGGAACCGCATTAGAGAGGGTCACGGTTGTGGTGGATACAGAAACCACCGTAGTGTTGGCGGGGATGCTTGTTCCTGTAACAGTTTGGCCAGCACCAATCAAGGGATTAGAGGCGGCAATCGTAACCACCGCGGTTCCAGTAGAGGTGATCGTGTCGGTAAACGTCCCAATTTGGGACATTGTTAGACCGTTGATGTCGCCAATTAAAACGGGGGTATTAAAGTCATTGTCAACAGAGGCGAGGTTTTGGCCTGGGTGCGCCAACAAAGACTGCACCCCAGCTCCAGCCACATCATAAAAACCATCAAACTGCCAAAGATTCAAATCAGAGGCAGTAAAGTTTGACAGTGCAAAGTTGCCAATTCCAGCTCCAATACCGTTATTATCAATAGTAAGCACCTGCAAACCATTGTTGTAGCCGCTAAAAATGTAGTTAAAGGCATTCTGAGCATTAACCCAAATTCCGCGAGATGGGCCTGTCATTTGATCAGAAATGACTCTATATCCACCCATCTTTCTAGGGCGTCCGCGCTGAAACCTTACCCAACGACCATCATTGTAAAATTGCTTATCAAAGACGGTTCCGTCCCTTTGGACGCCGGGCTTGGTATCTAATGCGAAAACTTTCTGCGTCATCAGAACACTCCACCAGAGATTCCGCCTGTAAAGGTTCCAGTTCCGTTTATGTTCAGTCCAGCAGATGACAGCGTAAATAAGTTAACGCCAAGGATAGCCATAGCCAATTCGCCTGTAGCAGATCGGTAGATGCCAGTAGACGATTCTGAAGCAAAGTTCAAAGAGGGCGCACCAACGGTTCCAGAGACCAAAGAAACAGTAGTGGCTCCAGCAGCAATTGTGGAGGCGTTTAAGAGGTTTACAGAGTCACACAGTAAGATAACTTGCTGACCAGCGGGAACAACGGCTGTGCCTCCGCCCAATCCTGTAGTAAAAGTGATGGTATACCCAGCGCCAGTTCCATTTGTTTGGTTGGTGATGTAGTAAACCTGAACGGTTTGCGGCAAGGTAACCGTGACGTTACCGCTAAGTGTCCCTGTGTACTTTTGAACTACGTTTGCAGCTTCAGCAGAGGTTAAAGTGTAGCTGCCAGATGTAACAGCTTTGGTAAGCTGCGTAAAATTGAACTGAGTGCTTCTGCCAAGGCCCACGGTGTAAAAAGCCACGCCAGAGCAGCAGATAAAGCAGGAATCAGAGGGCTGTAAAGAAATAGAAGCTGCACCATTGATTAGGTTTCCTCCAGAGGGGGCCACGGTCAAAGTGCCAGTCCCGCCATTTCTCAACATCATAAACCAATCGTTACCCAGCGTTCCTGCGGCGGTAAGGGTCAAGGTTCCAGCGCCGTTGTCCCACACGTAGTACGAGGCTCTATCTGAAGCAATCGCCGTATAAGAAGACGAGAACGTGGTGACGTTGTGTGCTGCATTTAGGGTGTTAGTGATGGCTTTTAAACCATACCCAGCCAATGCTCCAGCATCTACGCTAGAAGACCCAACACCAAAGGCAATATTGCCCCACGTACCCGCTATTGTGGCGTTTGTGGTGATGTAAATGTAACGCGAGGCACTAGGAGCCACGCTTGCAATAGAGTTGCCAGCGGCGTCTTTAACAGTAAAGGTGTTGGCTCCAATGTTTCGGATTAGAGCATCTTGACCCACAGAGGCTTGATTGGCGGGGGGCATAGACAAAGACAAGCCAGCAGTAGTGGCCGTAACGTCCATGATCCGAGCAGCAACATCGTCTGTAACGCCACCGTTAATGGGCCAAAAGAGATTGGTGTTGGCAGAAAGCGTAACGGATCTGTAAGAAACGTCCGTTGGTTGGATTACGTTTCCCGTGAAGGGCGAAATAAAGCTCATACATCCCTCGCAATAGCTTGACGATCCCCAATTCGGGCAACGTCTTCAGTTTTCAGTACATTCATGATTTGCTCATATTGAGCTTGCCACATAGGAATACGCTCATCATTCTTTAAAAATGGCATGGCTTGCAGGAGTGATCCATACAGCAAAGCCTGTGGGGCGTATTCAGTAAACCAGTTGCTTTGATTGGTTGCATCTAGGGGCTGTAGACGTTCGTAGTAAAGAACCTCATACGCATAATCATCATCGGGTGTGGGGGCAATCATCCAATGGGTGTAATCGTAATCGCAGTAAAAGAATGGCACATCTTGTTGTGATGGATCGGGCCAATATTCCCTTAAATATTCATACTTACGAAGGAAGATGGGTTGACGCACTCCATTAACCGTGACGTTCATAGAAACGGTCTTTCTCCATCGAGCAGGTTTATCAATGATGTTTTCGCCCTGCACCATGTTACTCGTAGCCACAATTATGTTTCCAAGAAACTTCAAATCCGCAGCCATGACTTGTTCCGCCAACATGATAAATGTGGGGATTTTGTCAATAGTCGCTTGGTCAGTACGCTCCAAATACGATTGGATATTTTCTACCAGCGAGGAATATGTCATTACTGCTGCCATTACCAGTTACCTTTCTTCGCTCCAGCCATATTAGCTACCAAAGATGGGTACTTAGTACCTGTGCGCTTTGCGAAAGCCTTTGCGGCTTTGATCTGGTTAGGGCTTAACTCTTTTGGCTTGCCAAGACTTTTAGGGCGGGTTTTATCCCACACGGGTTTTGTCGACATTTTAAACCTCCCATTCAAAATTGACAATCTTTATTACATAAGGGCACATTCAGCTTGGCGTCTTTTTAGTAAGCCAGGCAACACTTTGCCGCCACCCTTAGTCCAAAGCATAAGTTGTTCTTTGGCCCCATCCCAGTCTTGGGCGTTAATTTTGCGCTTCAGGGTGCTGGTTTGGAGCCTTCCTACACCCAAGTTATAGCAGAATCCAACAATCGCATTACATTTGCGTTCATCTGTGGCTAGTACAGGGCAGTTTCTTAAAGTTCCTGGCAGGTAGGTGTGCTCAAGTTCGTTCATTAATAGATCATTTGCGTCTTTTTGACTTATTAACGAGTCATTCAGCGTGACTTTCCTGCCATCAGCGTAGTAGGTTGATCCATACCCAATCGTGGGGACTCCAGCAGGACAGAGGTAGGGCTTCGCTCTGAAGCCCTCAAATCGCCTACAAAGCTCTGCGGCGATCTCTAGGTTCATTACAAACCTCGTTTAGCTAAACTGCGGTCGAGTATCCAAAAATTTATCACGCCCGATAGCAGCATCATATCATCCACAGTCCAAGCGCCCTTTAACAATTCGGGGATAGGTTGGCCGTTTGCATATCCAATAGCCATTGTGGCGGTCTTAAACACTCCATATAGCAACAGGAGGTAGTAGGTCATTACAGGGCGCACAGAAGCGGATAGAGAGGCTGCCCAGCCCCCTGCTGCTGAGACCATTGATGCTTGTTGGTGGATGGCTGCGTTGAAAGCATCCATCACGCCTGAGTCTATAGCGGCTTCTTTTTGTGCGCCAATTTCTGCGAGTTTCTGTGAGCCTCTAACTTTTTCTAATTCGCATTGTTTTTCAAACATCGCCAGCTCATGCTCGCGCTCGTTTTTCTTGTCCCAAAACTTAATTGCTTCAGGCACTAAACGAAAAATGCCCCCAAGAAGGGAGCCGACAATACCGCCACCTAGGAAGTCCATCATTTATCCTGCTTCAGTTCTAGCTTGTCCATGATCTTGTTAAACATTTCCTTGATGTCGCGCATGTCAGCGCGATAGTCATCGCGCTGTACGTAGACCTTTGGAATCTCTTCACGCAGCTTGGCAAGGTCAGACTTTAAGTCTTTCACAGCCGCCCAAAGCTCACGAGCAAACCATCCGCAAACTGCCATGCAGGTTCCGAGACCGAAGTTAATGAGTGTTTGGGCGTCCATGTTTTTACCAAGTTACAGGTTGGTTAGTGATTTTTCGCAAGCCGAGGTTGATTGCAGTCAGCGCAAGAGCTTGTAGTTCTGCACCAATCACAAAGCCGTAGCGCATCTGTAGA